GCCCTCTTCACTCAACTCACACTGCAGCCGCGACGGGAGCCTTGACCACCTTCGGGCGGACCTTCTTCTCCTTCGGGGGCGCGTTCGGGTCCACGGGCGCCTTGACCGCGCGCGGCTTCTTCTCCGGCGCGTTTGGGTCCTTCAGGTAGTGCGGGTTGATGTACTTCTGGATGTTCAGGAAGGTGACCTGGATACCCTCGGGTACCTGCAGCAGGTCCTTCATCGTGTCGTCCAGGCTGATATTCTGGCCCGCCTTCAGACCCTTGGCCTCCACGTACTCGTTCATCTTGCGAGTCACCTGGGACCGAGAGATCTTGTCCTCGGGGCCCAGGTTCAGGAACGCACGCAGCTTCGGGGTCACGTCCAGGGGCTTGTTGAAGCCGTTGTTCTGTGCACGGGCAGCCGCCTTCTCACCAGACGGGTCCTCAATGTGCTGGCGGATCTTGCGCACATCCTTGCGCAGCGCCTTGATCTCCTTGGCAAGCAGCTCGAGGGTAACGGGGGCGATAGTGTCAGCCATTGTACATACTCCATGGCGGGCACCTTTAAGCCATGTCGATGAGCAACAGCGCAAACACAATCACGGCGAAAAGTAGAAATGCATTCAGGACCGCGGACCAAACCTTAAGAGGGGGTGGCGCGGGCGGGAACAGAAGTTCAGTCGCACCGGGCGTCTCTGTCGGCAAGTCACTCTGAGGCAAGTTTACATTGAAACCGTCAGGTAGAGTGATGCCCGTCGAAGCTCGCATCTCGACCCCCATACGGGGCGCATGTGCCGACCCACCCGTGCACTTGGGCACGCAACACCCCGGGTCGCACGGATACACCAGGCCGTTTTGACGGTTTATGTACCCACAGACCGTGGTATAAGGGTCCATGGGGTCAGCAAGGCACATGCAACCCTGCATCACAAACTCCTGGTTGCACGTCTGTGTCATCTAGTGTTAAAGAATATTTTTGTTTATGATACAATGGAGTACGCCAAGCCGACCAAGCTTCCAGACGGCCGCTATTTTCTGAAGATTTCGGGTGCTCGTCACCAGGTGAACAACCTCGTGCTCCAGGACCCGCTGTCGACCAAGTCTGTCAACTTCAAGATTGAGGACCCGGCGCTCTTCGCCACCATCGATGCCGAGATTGTCTCCAAGGCGAAGGAGTCCAAGGTGGAGTGGTTCGGCAAGGAGCTCAGCGACGAGACGATCACCAACGCCTTCCAGGAGAGCGTCACTGACGGCGTCTTGAACGCGTCGCTCACGACCGTCAAGGGTCAGACGGTGACGACGGCGTTCGACGTCCAGAAGAACCAGTTGGAACTTCAGGACGTCAAGGAGGGTACGCGGTGTGACGTGGTTTTCGAGCTCTCGGGTCTTTGGTTCCTCAAGAAGTCGTTCGGGCCCATCTGGCGTGTCGTCCAGGTTCGCACGCGGACCGCCGCGCGCCGCGAGCCGGTGAACCAGTATCTTTTCACGGACGACGTCGAGGCCGAGGACGCTGACGACCCAGCCGACTACCTCGACTGAAAAATAATGTGTCCCTAAATATAAATGAATCGCAAGAGCCTAGCGATCATGGTCCTGGTTGCGATCATCGCGTACCTGCTGCTGGCCCCCCAGACCAGCCGCTTTGTGGGGGGCGTGGTGCCCGCCGCCGCCTCTAACCTGACGACCCCGACTGTGTCCTCTGCCGAGTACCAGGGCGCGATGGGTGACGCGATGGCCGACGCGTCCTCTGCCAGCCTGATCCCCCGCGAGGTTGTTCAGACCGAGGACTTTGGTCAGTTTAGCCCGGACAAGATCCTGAGCGGCCAGAACTACCTGGACCCGCGCTCGCAGATTGGTTACCCGGAGACCTTGGGTGGCGTGCTGCGCAACGCGAACCGGCAGTTCCGCTCCGAGCCGATGAACCCGCGCACGCCCGTGTCCATCTTCAACCTCAGCACGATCCCGCCCGACACCATGCGCCCCAAGTTTGAGATCTCCCAGGAGTACCAGTAAGCGTGCAATTTTGAAGTAAAATTAGTCGGGTCGAAGGCGTCGTGACCCAACCAAACTGTAATCTAAACCGAGACTGGTTTACATTACCGTAAAAACGTGTTGTGTATGCGCTAAACAATAAAAGACACGCTTCTGTCCCACCTACAAACATGAGCGCCCAGCAGTACCTCTCCGACTGGAACGCCGGCCCTGCCCATGACCTTCTGATTCCACAGGGGCGGTGGTGCCACGAGTTTTTCGACAAGTGGGCGCCGTATATCGCGTCTGAAACCGGTGTGAAGATTCACGATGACGACGGGTTCACGCGTCTGGACCGCTATGCGCTCGGGCGTGTGTGCGCCCTCCGTAGCCTAAAGAAATAAGGCCCTAGTCCTACATACAATGGCCGATTTTAAGACTATTATGACCGAGTGGGTCCGCCTCAAGGCTCAGTTGGCCGCAGCACGTAAAGACCTCGGCGTTCTGAACACGCGCGAGAAGGAGCTCCGCACGTTCGTGACCCGGCACATGGCCGCCAACGAGATTGACACGGTTCGTGTCCAGGACAAGGTCAAGGTGAATCTCAAGACCAAGACGACCAAGGGTGCCGTGACCAAGGACGTCATCAAGAAGGGTCTCGGCACGTACTTTGCCGGTGACGAGGTCCGCGTCGAGGGCGCGTTCCAGGCGATCGTTGACGCCGCGCCGACCAAGGAGGTCCAGGCGGTGACCCTTACAGGCCTAAAGGGTCTGGACGTGTAACACCCAAGACACACCTCGGCAATCATGGGTGTGAACGATGAGTACTCGCGTGACGCGTACAGCTACGAGCTTGCGTACGACTCGGACGGTTCGGATGAGTTTGATCACGAGCTCGACCCCGAGGTCTGGCAGGACATGTACTCAGGTGAGCTCCTCGATGGTTGGATGCACATCCGAGAGTACCTCGAAGGCAATTACCTCCAGTGCAGGGCCGGGTTCCCTCAGTTTGTCGAGCTCGTCCTCGAGCCCAGCAAGTGGTACACGACCCAGGAGCCAGGCCAGTGGCAGCTCACGATGTGGGAGCTCATCAAGGACCTCCCAGTGGTGGGCGAGCGTCTCGACCCCCAGAACTTTTATGCCTGGACCGAAAATTATGTAGACTACTTGTAATGATTGACATTACCGGCCCCAAGGTTCTTGCCCCGGCCCTCCTGTTCGCGGTGCTGAGCCCGGGCATGCTGTTGGCCATCCCGGCCCAGTCCAGCCTGCTGGTCCAGGCCGTCGTGCACGCCGCCGTGCTCGCCCTTCTTTATTACGTCATCGCCAAGTACGTGCTCAAGGTGAGCCTGACGTCTGCTGACATGCTGATGACGGCGGTGCTGTTCGTGGTGCTGACGCCCGGCCTGCTGCTGACCCTGCCCCCGCGCTCGGGTGGCGTGTTCCGCAGCGGTCAGACCTCCGCCATGGCCGTCGGCGTGCACACCCTGGTCTACGCCGTGGCTTTCGCCATGCTGCGCACCAAGTTCGCCGCGTACTACTAGGCACTCAATTCCCTTCTAAAATTGTAGAGCGATGGTCAAGTACCTGGCTATAGGCCCGGGCGCAATGGGATACTTTTTGTTCCAGGGCGCAGTCAGTAACCTCGCGCAATCTGGTAGACTCGCAGACCTGGAAGAGATTTCAGGCGCCTCTGCGGGTGCTACTCTCGCTTTCCTGTATGTCCTCACCAAAGGAGACACAGCAAAGATGCTTGACAGTTCTTTAGATGCTCCAGTCCAACAAGCTATGAAACCGAACATCAAGTCTCTCGTGAAGAACTATGGTCTCGTCCCAAATACCAAGGTTCAAAAGGTTCTCTCCAATTTGTGTCAAAAATTAGTGGGCCAGAAGGATCTGACGTTTCAGGAGCTCTACACATGGTACCCTATCAAGCTCCACGTCGCAGCCTTTTGCGTAGAGCGCGGGTCTACCGCGTACTTTTCGGTGGACACGACGCCGACGATGAGCGTCGTCCAGGCAGTGACCGCGTCTATGTGCATCCCCTTTATGGTGGCTTGCATGAAGATCGGTGAGTGGACCTACATCGATGGAGGTGCAGCCGAGCGCAGCCCGTGTGGGCCCTTTCTGGGCCGCGGGGCGGACGTCCTCGCCATTATACTCGAGGACGGCGTCCCGCCACACATTTCTGATGTGAAAAGCTACGCCTTTGCCATGCTCTACTCGACCATGAGGTTGCGACACCAGTACCACGTGCCAACGCACGCCCTGAAAGACACGGGGTTTAACGTATTTGATTTTGAAATGTCACGAGAGACCAAGCTCCGGATGTTTCTGTCAGGATTTTCTCGGGAAATTGCATGACGATTCGTAAAAGCCACATGCGTTTCAACGCGAGCAAAGCGATCCGGGTCCGCGCCGTGCCGTCGCCCGACGTTGGGGCGGCCGGCCGGAGCAAGAAGGTGATCGGCCACCTCAAGGGGGGCATGCTCACCACGTACGGTTACCACCCGGTCGAGTCGATGACGTCGCGCCACCGCGCGCTGTCCAAGGCGATCACCCGGGGCCGCGAGAAACCCCTGGCCGTCTTCCGCCGCCTACAGGCCATCAGCCGTCTGACCAAGGGAAAGCTGCCCACGGCGTCGCGCACGTACAAGAAGGACCGCGACTGGGTCCGGTCAAAGTTCCTGTCAAAGAGCGCTTAAACGGGTGACGCGTGATGCCACCATGAGCACGTTGACCCAAGGCGCCATCGTTGCAGTTGCTGCAGCTACAGGTTCGGGAAGCGCCGTCGCCTCGCACATCGCCCTCATCGTGATCCAGACCGTCTTTGGTAAGTTTCTACTGACCCTGTTGCTGTTTTCGTGGATCCTGTCAGAGACGCTCCGGTACCGGACGCACCGCGAGCAGTGCCGGGTGTTTGAAAGGGCCCTGAGTCACCATATAAGGGAGAAAAGTACGGAACCTATAGATGATAGAGTCCCTTGCACGAGATATCTGGAAGGCCCTAGGCCCCGGGTACTCCGAGGCCGTGTATCACACAGCCTTTGAGGTGGGCCTGCGTAAGCAGGGGGTCCCATACGAAAGCGAGAGGATCATCCCCCTGTTCTACGAGGGTCTGAACGTTGGTAACGTTCGTGCCGATATCGTCGTAGATGGGACGTTTGTGATTGAGCTCAAGTCTGTTGCGCGGCTCACAGAGCCAAACAGAATTCAGATTAGAAATTACCTGACCCTTTTGGGTCTTGAATATGGGTACCTCATCAATTTCCCAACAGGGGTCGGGGCCCTCGAGTGCGAGGAGGTTCGGAACCCATCAGGGTCTCCGGCCGCTCCGGGGTGTCTACCCGGGCCAGAGAGTGACACGTCACTCGCTCCACCCCTCCCGACTCTATGAACGCCCCGGCCTTCTCCGCGCGCCTCGCGGCCGCCTGTGACGCGTTCCTGGCTGTGCCGACCGAGGGCTTCCGCGGCACACAGACTGCGTGCGCACGCGTCGTGGCGCTGTTCCGCCCCGGCGGCTTGTACAACGGCCTCTTCCACACGGTGATGGCTCTCAGCCCGGCCGAGAGCCAGCAGCTCGGTGCGACGCCGGCCGAGCGCTACGAGACCCTGGACACTGCGCTTGCGCGCTGGCTCGAGGGCGCGTGCGCCAAGCCGTACGTCAGCCACCCCGACGACCTGGGCATGGTGCTAGCCGACACGGACTGGCCGCGCGAGTTCCACGGCCTCATGGCCATGCGCTTCTTCGGCTCCGAGCCCACCAGCCGCAAGCTGGCCCACATGATCGAGAACTGCGCGGGCACCGTGTTCGAGGTGCGCGACTGCGAGGAGCCGCTCTTCAAGGCGCTCAAGGCGCGCGAGAAGACCATCGACCAGAGCTCGGACTCGTTCACGGAGGTGATGGAGCAGTACCGCCAGGTCCACGGCCTCGCCGGTGACATCGCCAAGGCGCTCGACGCCGTACTCACCCGTGGCCCCATCACCGGGCCCCACTACTTCGATGGGCTCACCGACGACGGCATGGAGCCCGACGCTGACTGGATGTTTGCGCACGCCGCCGACCAGATGGTGACCGAGGCGGACCTGCTGCTGGCTGCCGCGCGCGAGCTGCGCGAGACGGTGCCTAAGCTGCTGACCTGGGGCGCGAGCGTGTAATCGCACCTACACTGTGCGCCAGAATTCCCAGTGAAGTTCCTTGCAAATAGCCTCCCATATCCGGTCCTGAAGGTACAATTTCTCTTTTGATTTCAGGAGTGGGAAACACGGCAGGTAATCATCCTCCCCGAGCAATTCACAAAACTTGTAAAGCACGTAGGAGTAACTCAAAAAGTTCTTGCGGCTCGCAGGCTTGTGCTTCTCGAAAGGCGCCTCGATCTTGTGGAACATGAGTCTGAGGCGGTCCTCGAGGGCCTGTGGCATCGTGGGCGGTTGGATGCCGTTCAGAATGGTCGCAATATAGGGCACGTGTTCATAGTACTTGGACTTGTCCAGCTTCTTCAAAAGACCCTTGACCTTTTCATGTGTAATCTCTGAGAGGTCCTTGATCTTTTGCTTCTTAAATTCAGCTCTGAGCTGTTCGAGGACTTCGGGTGGGACGCTCGTAGACTCTTTCGCCTGAAACTGTGATATCCATTCATTAAAGTGGTTCTCGCGTTTGTAGCTATACACGACGTTCTTTTCAATCTCCTGCTCCTCCTTGAACCCGAGCTCCTCCCCGAGAATCACCTCGGTCGCGCCGCACTTCGTACAAATCTCTTCGCTTTGTGCGTCGTCATAGGTCCTGGTCCAGTACTCGCCGCAAGACCTACACGGCTTGTCGTGGTGCTGCTTCACGGGCTCGTGAGCGTCAAACTCACCTTCGACCTCGCGAAGGTACATTTTGTAAATGTCTTTACGTTGGACCCCCTTTCGCGAGGCGACAGTCAGGTTTGCGACCGTGCGTGTCGTCACCTCATGCTGATCCGCTTGGGTCCCGGCGGTGTATTCACGAATAATAGGCATGCACGAGAGCAGGTACTCGACCATTTCATCTTGGGACTGACACTCTTCAATTCTTGAATTGAATTTAGCTTCCATCTCCTAGGTAAATAAAGTATCAACTTTAACTAGGAAACGGGACTCTTAAAAAACACTCTCAGGGCGCGGGTCAAGGCGGCCGAACGCATGCGGCGCATGCCCAAGGTTCTGGACAACGTGGCGCGCCCAGGTCCGTTCAAGGCGCGCGTGAAGCGCATCACCGAGGCGTTCCCCAAGCGGTTCTGGTTCTACCACCCCGTCGTCTGTGGAGGTGGAAAGACGCGTCAGATTCCGAAGCGCGTAGGGTCCCGCGAGGTGTACACGTGCCCCGACCGCACGACGCGCGTCTTCCAGCGATGGAAGACACCCGAGGGTTTCTTTAAGCACAGGTATGGCCGGGGCGGTGAGTTCGCCCAGGGTCTCTGGGCCGTGCTTCATAAGCTCGGCTACAAGGTGCGGCTCGTGCTCGGGTACTGGCACGGAGCTAACGCGCTATGGGTCGAGATTTGGCACCCGACAAAAAAGCGCTGGATCGCGCTCGACCCCGCGGCAAAGCACGGGTACGGGAGGAAATTTCCAAAGCCAGGTATGAAGGTTGTGGCACTTCAGAATTCTAAAGCAGAATTGGTGAATAGGACGCGGACGTATAAGCGCAAAGTTTGTCACAAGGCTGGATGTCTAACACATGGCGGCTACTAGCCCTGTCCCCGCATCTCGCGCATCTGCATCCCGACAGCCACCAGCCCTTCTGCAATGTCGGCACGGACGGCGCCCAGGCGCGCCGCGACCCGCGTGATCTCGTTCAACAACTCTTGGGGCACCTCCACCTGCGCGTAGGTGGTCACCACCTCCGTGAACAGGTCTGCGAACACGATGACCAGGTCGCGCTCCTCGAGGACGAGCGCGTGTAGGCGGGTGATGTTCTCAAGGTACCACGGGTCGTCCATGGCTTGGGTCCGGGGGGCGCCCGAGTTATGGGAGGGCCCTCGGCCCAGGCCCTCAGTCCAGCTTCGGTGCGAGGTAGAACCGCAGGTCCCCTAGGTTCGCTATGGTATACCGGAATACTATGGGCATGTTCTCATTGGCCGAGTCCTGCATGAGCTGGACGCTCGAGCACATATTGGTCGCCTTGGTGAACAGATTGATATACTTGAGACTGAAGACACCGCCCGTACGGCTCACGCTCTCCGGGAACTCGATGACCGTCTTCTGGTCTGCAAAGTCGCCCGCGCAACTGAGCTCGAGCATGTTTGTGTCGCGGACGATGGTCATCTCGTTGGCCAAGTTGCCCATGTCGCGCGTGATTCGCTGAAAGTCTACGGTCGGTAGTGTCGTGATGACGTTCATGGTAATGTCGGGCAGGTCCAGGATGTCCTCGTTG